CTGACGCAACGCAGGGGCATGGCCAGCACGATTCTTACAAGTCCTCTAGGAGCGGGATCGGCGAACACGCAGAGCGCAACTCTCGGCGCATAAAAAGGAGGCTATGCTACATTTGATTCGTGAGTTCAACTGGCGTACCCGTTCCGTTCATGAGAGACCCCGGCTATGCACCTTCCAGCCTGGGGAGGCGAGACGCCGACAGCAGAGCCAAGGACGCTATCAAGTATTTGCAGGTCTTATCCGAGGAGAGAACTCCCTGGGAGCCAATGATCGACAACCTGATCATGTATGTAAATCATGGCAGGCGTTCGATTCAGGGGAAAAATCTGTGGCCCGGCCAGCCCACCGGACTCGAAGTATTCGCCGATACCGCGATGATTTCCGCGAACATGCTGGTAAATGGCATGGTCGGTTATTTGTGCTCAAGGAATCAGCCTTGGTTTGCTTTCGAGTTACCAGGAAAACTGAATTTCCCCAGAACCAGCCGCATGAGGGCATGGACCGGGAAGCGTACAGACTCCTACCCGGAAGTTCAGAAGTGGCTTCAAGATAGCACAGAAGTAGCATATTCAGCCTTCAATCGGTCGAACTTTTACGATGTTTCAACGGAGTACATCCGAGACTGCGTAAGCGCGGGAACTTCTCACCTTCTCGTTGAGGAAGATGTCGCACAGGCGCGTATTGTTTGCACTGTCCCTCACTTCAGGGAGTGCTACATCGCGGAAAACAGCTTTGGGCAGGTAGACACGAATTATCGCGTATACAAAATGACTCTTCGCCAGCTCGTACAGAAGTTCGGCATGGAGACGATGAAGCGTGCCGACACTCAATTCAAGAAGGACTACGAAAGCAACATGTACGCCGAGCGGGAAGTTCTTCACGCGGTCTATCCACGGTCCGACTACGATCCGGAAAGAATTGATTTCAAAGGCAAGAGATGGGCTTCCGATTGGGTTTATCGCAAGGGCGGAAAGATTCTCGGAAAGCAGGATGTCGGATTGGATCAGAACACCACCATGCTTGCCGAAAGCGGTTATGATTCCAATCCCTACATGAGCTGGCGCTGGAGGAAGAATTCAGACGAACTTTACGGTCGCGGTCCGGCGCACGACGCGTGGATTTCGATAGCTCTCGATAATCAGATGGGTCGTACCAACTTGATTACCGGGCAGAAAGCGGCAGAGCCTCCGCTGGTAATGTCTTCAGACCTTCGCGGAAAAGTCATGCGCGGACCAAACGGTATCACGTTCATAGACAACGTGCGCGGAAACATCCAGGCCTATGCTCCTGTACCGTTGAACGGAACCGGAGTTCAGCAGCTCCCATTCAACATCGAATTTCAGGATAGAGTAGAGCAGACCATCAGGGATCACTTTCACACGGATGTGTTTACTCTTTTGAGCCAGATTGGACAACAGAAGGGCATGGGGCGTCCGGTAACCGAGCAGATATTCGAGATGCAGAACGAAAAAGCTGCGGTTCTCGGAACGATTATCGGAAACCTTCAGTCGGAAGGATTCAATCCGCTCATTTCAAGATTCTTCGACATCGAATCGAGGGCAGGAAGAATCCCGGAGCCGCCGCAGATGTTGATTGACGCGCAGCATGGTCCGGTTGAGATTCAGTATCTCGGAATGCTGGCGCAGGCGCAGACAAGGCTTACAAAGGTTCGCTCTCTTCAGTCTGCTGTTGCCGGCGTCGTACAGATGACGCAGGTTGATCCCCTTGCGGCTCATGCCATCGACTTCGACCAGGCTGTAAGAGAATTCTGGGATGCTGCCGGGGCACCAGTCTCGTGTCTTCGAGACCCGAAGGCAATGGCCCGGATTCGGATGCAGGCTCAGCAGATACAGGAGAAACAGCAGCAGATTGACAATGCACCGAAGATTGCCAAAGCCGCGTCGCTGGCGGGCAAGGGAGCAGAGCCGGATAGCCCCCTGAAGGCTCTTATGTCTGGAGGTCAGGCGCAATGAGTTTTCTGCATCTTGAAATGGATTACGAAAAGTCTCTCAATAAACGGCGAGAGATTGAGCAGATGTACCGCAACGTTTTCGACTCCCCGGAGGGAAGAATCGTTCTGGGAGACATAATGGTAACCTGCCACTTCGGAGTTCCGATAAATAACGATTTTGAGCGATGCGAATATAACGTTGGTGTTGCAATCGCACGGGCTAGTGGTATATTTGAGCAGATTGAAATGCTCTTAAAAATTGGGGAGGATTGAGATGGCCGCACCAACAGCGCCGGAATGGGACAATGTAAGGCTTGGAGGGCCGGATGGCATACGCTATCCTCTCGAAGTGGGCAAGGGGACCTTCATTGTTGGCAAGGAAGTGGACCTTAACCTTACAGGTGTCACAAGCCCTCTCTTGCTGAACTCTCAGCAGCTCGGAAACTACTTTACGCTGGCGAGTGCTTCTGGGGCGGTGACGGTATCCTTCCCCTACGGTTCAGGAAGCAAGCTGTTTCTCGTTGCGAATCACTCTGGACAGACAATCACCTTCAATATCGCGGCTGGCCCCGGTGGGTCGGCAAGCACCGGTGTGGCCGTGACGACAGCTTTCCGGCAACTGCTTTGCATTGACGTTCAGTTGGGTGATGTTCGCCCGGCTGCCGCAGCAATAGCGTACTAGGAGGTTTCATGCAGTGGACGATTTACAAAGAGGAACACAAAAGAATCAGGTTGTTAGAGGTAAAGTATGCCTGAAGCAGAAGTTGTCGAGCAATCGACGGGCAACCAGCAGCAGGAAAGTCTGGGATGGCGGTCGGCAATATCTCCCGATCTTCAACAGAACGAGGCCTTAACACCGTACAAGAATGTGAACGATCTTGCGAAAGTTCACATCGAGACGGTCAGAAAGGCTAAGGACTTAGAAGTAAAGGTGGGTAACTCGATCCCCAAACTTGGCGAGAATGCTACGCCGGAAGAGCGCGAGAAGTTCTACACCTCACTCGGAAGGCCCGAGAAGCCTGAAGGTTATGAATTTGTTGGAGAAGACAAGGCGGCTCCAGAATGGACCAAAGCGTACAAGGATGCCATGCACCGCATGGGCGTTCCCAAGGCGATGGCTAAGGAGCTTTCTGAATTCAACAGCAACATGATTAACCAGATGGTCGAGCAGCACAACGCCAAGATTCTCGATGAGAACACCAAGGCTACTGCCACACTCAAGGCCGAGTTGGGCGACAAGTACGATGCGAGTGTTGCACTCGTGTCACGGCTATGGAAGCAATGGGGAAAAACGGAAGTCGATTTCGATAAGGCATTTTCTACTGAAACATCTGCCAATCGGACCACGATGATGCGCTTCCTGTTGAATGTAGCCGCCAAGACCGGAGAAGACACTTCTCTGCGGGGATCGAGTCAAAGACAGGAAGCGCCCAAATCAGGGTATGACCTTTCCAAGTTCAATCTCCCAGCAGCGAGAGCCTGACTCCATAGGAGCCCTCTATGGCCGATGTATCTCAACTCGGTTACACAACTTTCGGAGACGTGATCAACAATTACTCGTCTGCCGATGCCCGCGCACAGTTCGTTCAACCCGCAAAGATTCTGCGGCGCAAGTGTCCCATTCTGGAATTCCTTCCAATGGTGGCGTCCAACAACGTTATCTCAAACGTTGCCACCCGCACCGACTACATTCCGACACCCGCGACTCGCCGCTTTAATGAGTTCGCTGCGGTGACCGCTGCCAAGAACACTCAGATCAACGATCCGATTGCGATGTTTGTTGACTGGGCCGTTCAGGATAAGGAACTGGTGAAAATCCAGAACAACCCGGAAGAGTACATCTCGGACCAGATCGACAACCACGTCGAAGGCTTCGCTCAGAAGCTTGAGTCCGAGATGATTTACGGAAACCTCGTTAGCGATCCCGGCAGCTTCAACGGTCTCTCGACCAGGTTCCACAACACCTCCAGCTACCCCAACGGCGACACCACATGGGTTCCTAACGTCTGGGATGGTGGATATGAGCTTGGCAACTCCACAAGCATCTGGGTATTCGAGTTCGGCAAGAACAAGATTCAGGCTATCTACCCCGTGAACTCCGCAGCCGGACTACAGATCGATGCGCTTGGAGAGCAGACGTGGACCATGCCCACCGTGGTCAACGGCCTTCTCGCCAGCAGCAAGGCGATTCAGGCCTATGTCACCCACCTTCAGTGGAAGATCGGCCTTCAGGTGGTGGACGAACGCTGCGTCCAGCGCGTCGCCAACATCAATCCGACGCCTCTTCAGTCGGGCGGTTTTGACGAGAACATTCTGATCCAGGCGCTCGGGTATTTGCCTTCTCAGGGTGAGGCACCCGGTACGGTGATTGTGGTCAACCGCACAATCATGAACCAGATGAACATTCGCGCCGTTTCGCAGAAGACCAACGGATACTACACTCAGAACATGGAGACTGGAGACATTTGGGGATCGCGCCGCGTGACCCGCTTCCAGGGGATTCAGGTTGTGATGTGCGAGAAAATCCTCAACACCGAACCCAATGTAACAGCGACCACCTAGGAGGTCAGATGCCTATTTCCGATGCAGTATTGACTCTTCACGGGTCGGGGACATCTACCTCAAGTCCTCTGACCTTAACCCCCAACTCGTTCACCGCAGCCATTTCTGGAACGGTTATGACCGTATCGGCTGTCTCCACAGGTCAGCTTGCGGTCGGCCAACAGGTTACCGGTGCCGGTGTCACGGCGAACACCTTCATCATCAGCCTCGGAAACGGAGCTGGGTTGACTGGAACCTACAACGTCAGCCAGTCGCAGACCGTGAGCAGCGAAACCATGCTGTCCTCCCCTGCGACCTCTGGAGACTCCTAC